CATGTTTGCTTGACGTTCCCGTACCTCGCGGGTCGCACGCCGGCGGGAAACATCATCACCAGCGGTCGCAGCGTCACGCTTTGCCGCACGGATGTCGCGCTCGATCTGACGTTGCTTCGAACGTTCCTTTTCCCGCTCTGGGGAGTATTCGAAGCCCTCCTGCGGGATCGACAGGCCGGGAAGGTATACCGAAGTTTTATCGCGACAATTTGGGTGCCCCCAGCCTGCAGCTTTCGCTTGGTCGAGGGTGCCCGCGATCTGCACAACAACCTGACGGTCTTCTGTCGCATGGGGAAGCGTCACAGTGCCGGTCTGCCCGTTGGTGGAGAGAATCTTCCCAATCCATGGGGCGCACAGCTTGCAAGCATCAATACCGCCGACGATGGTGACAAGGTTGAGACCCGATTGTTGCATCCGCCATGTGCCAGCATCCTCGTAAGCACGGCGCACAGCGGTACGTCCGGCCATTTCTGCGTAGGAGCCGATGCGCCAGTTGCGGCCAGCTTTGTCCACGAATCCGGTGATGCCCTGAGACAGGAACTGTTGCACTGCCTGGGATTGTGCAACCTTCATCGTTTGTCCGGTGAGGATTTGTGACGATGACGTGAACGAGATGACCTTCTGGTATGCGTCTTGTGGGTAACGGGTGATGCGGAGGTGCATCGCTTCGAGGCGCGAACTGAGGTCAATGGTCAGCGCGGTAACAGCTTGTGTTGCGTTGCCGGTGAGTGCGCTGGTCTGGGGGAGTCGTGACGCCATCCGCAACCGTGCAGCAGCGGCGGCTTCGCCTTCCTTCGCAGCAATGTCAATAAGTTCCTGCGCGAGCCCTGCACGACGCAACTTGTCAGTAACCTCAATGGCGAGGAACTGCAACTCACGAATGGACTGGGCACGGTATGCGGCAAGTTCAGCAAACGCCCGGTTCTGCGCGATCCTGTCGGCAAGGGCTTGTGTCTGCTCGGCAGTGAGAGTCGCAGTCGCAAGAGCCTGCTGCAACGCCACATCACGGTAAGAACGCTTCGCAATCTCACGAATCAGCTCATCCTCTGCACCGGCATAACGGGCAGCAAGTTCGGCGCCCAGATCCTCAATGAGATCACCGGCAGTAGCAAGGTTCTCGGGGTTTGGAACGTATGCTGGCACGGCTAGTCCTCGATGGGTTCTTCGACACCGGTGAATGTGGCAGGATCCGGCGCAGGCTTACCCTGCTCCAGCTGCACACGGGATATCTCTTCCTTGATCTCAGTCTCAGTAAGGTTGTCGTCACGGACACGCTCACGCACACGAGCCTCAAGAGAGATCGCACGAGCCATGTCAAGAATCTGCAAGGTGCGTGCCCGCTTCTCAGGGTCTTCCTGCGAAATCTTCGCGAACGTGACCTCGGGACGCTCAAATTCGCCGCCGCCCTTGCCCGGGAACACCACGCCATCGATGGCCAGCGAGATGCGTGCGAGCTTTGCGAGAGCAGGTCGGGCGTGGATGCCCTTCACGTCTCGTGTGGCCTCAGATTCGCTTCTGTCATCGTTCACTTCGGTGGCGGTCTTGCTGCCGGACGGTTGAACCTTCCCGAATTCCTTCGGTGACAGGCCGATTGTGCGCAACACACGACGCTCGAGAGCATCAATGATGTTCAGGTGTGTCTCGTCACGGATATCGAACTGAGTCTGCGTGATCTGCGACGCCAAAGAGTCGCCAGCAGATCCGAGCGCGTTGATGCCCGAATACACCTGGCGGTACACATCGAACGTGGCACCCTCACCAACACCGGCAGTCTCAAGATATGACTCAGGGACGGTGAGGCGACCCTGCCCGTTGTCAACATCACGGAACAGCGAAGACCACATCTGGTCGACCTTGTCGAACACTGGTTCGTTGCCGAGGAAGTCAGAGCGACCAACCGAGGCGAGTGGCCCGAACTGTTCCCAATCCGGGTTCGGCAACATGTTGGGAATGTACGAGACCGCCATCTCGGAAATACCTGTCGCAACACTGACCGTGTACTTACCATCAGTGGCGAGAGCCAAATATTCCACAGGAGAGATCAGACTCGAAAGGTGTGCAGTCTCCGTGTGCTCAGTGATAGGCACAGCCTGACCGAGAACATTCTCGCTACCCTTGTGGAGTGTGTACCGGATCAGACCGGCCGTGTGCTCCTCGATAAGGCGGAAGATTATGTTCGCGTTGTCGGTGCGGTACTCAGTCCACAACTTCACCGACGACAGGCGACCGTGACGGAACGTGGGGATCGCAACATCAGCACGATACGCCTTCGGGAAGACATGATCGGCAACGTCGGTGTCCCACACAGGGGCAAGGTACGCACCACCAAGAGCAGATGCGTACTCGCCAGCAATCAGCAGCTGCGAGTGTGACTCATCAGAACGCATGATCGTGTCGAGGCGTGCCTGACCGGCCTTGTTCTTCTCCTCGAAATCGGGAAGCTCAATGCGGGGCGCTTCGCCAAACAGCAACGACGACGACTTCTGGGCAACATCAGCAGGCAGCGGCAAATGCAGTTGGGTGCGGTTTTCACCCTCAGCAACAGGTTGCCCCCAGAACATCTTCGACAGACCACCGATAACACCACCACGATGCGCAACACCCTTATGCACATGGGTTGCAACACCGGTGCCTGAGTAGATCGCTTTGATGGTGGCCATATCGCCAGCCCACCAGGCGCGGTGTTCGTTGTAGCGTGCGCCCGCGATGTGGAAGGGGGAGGGTGGCCACTGGTCGGCGTTTGCCATGAGGCCTCCTAGGCTGCGAGCTTGATGTGTTGACGCCAGATGTTCTCGGTCGTGACGACGCCGTAACGGTTCTGGTCGAGCGAGTGGTCGGCGACTTTCAATGGCTTGTCTTCGCCTTTGAGTGTGGCTTCTGGATCCCACGCGTAACCGGGTGCTTCTTGGATGAAGCGTGGGCAACCGCGGGTCGGGTTCTTCTCAGTCGGACGAGCAATGAGAAGCTTCCCGGCACCGAGCAACGAAGCGACGGTGCGAATGCCGTACAGGACCTCGTTGTCGGCTTGAGTTGATACGAGGCCATCCTGTGACAGCTGCACCCTAAACGAGGCAGCAGACGGGTCGAGGATCGTGTAACGCGGCTTCATCGGCGGGTAAGTGTCGATCGGTGTGTGTCCGCCGGCATCAAGCCATGCCCGCATCTGCTTCGACAGTTCCGCATCGGTGAGTTTCGCGTGCGACACCTTCGAGTCGTACGTCCACTCGTCAACCATGAACAGGCGAGAAGCAGGACGACCGTATGCGTCGGTTTCGGCGCTGATGGCAAGGATCCCAGCGACAGTGGGGTTTGTGGTGCCGTAGTCAATTGCGCAGCACAGCAGTTCACGCATCTGCGGCAGGTCATCCCATGCGATGGTGTGCTTCGACTGCTCCCACATGTCGTAGATAGCGCCCTCAGCAGCAACCCACTCGCCAAGGATGAAGCGTTTGTACCAGAGGCCCGTGAATTCGGACTTGACTTGGTTCTTGTATTCCTCAGACAGTCCGGGGTTGTCGTCGAGGGTGAAGTGCCAGGTGCGCCAGTTCTTGAGGTCGAGGCCGATGCGATCGAGGAACTTCGCTTTCAGCCAGTGCGCTGGGCTGTCCGGGTTAGTGGTGCCGAACAGCTTGGCGCCGGGAGGGGACATGCGACCGAGTAGCTGGGTGAAGAATTCTTCCGGGATGACGGTGATCTCGTCAACATAGGCGAGAGCAACAGTCAGACCACGGAGGACCTTCTCGGACTTCTTGTCATTCGCACCGAGCACATGAACTGTGCGGCCCAAGATCCGACCCGTAGGTGCTCCGGCCGTGTAATGCACGAGCTTCGCAAGAGGCCCGAACAGTGCCGTGTCCATCAACGGTTCGAACACGTTCCGGTACGCCGAATCACGTGTACGAGCAATAACGACGATCACACCACCACGGGCGAACATGACAGCCATGAGGAACCGCAGCAAGGAGACGATCGTCTTACCCGACCGGATCGCACCCTCAAAGATGTTGATGCGCGCCCGGGACTCCTTCAGCGAGCGAATCTGCTGAGGTCCGAGTGTCGACATCTCCGATAGCGGCTCACCATCAACCGTGAGGATCTCGTCAGTCATCGTTGAGCCCCAACTCGAGGATGAGGTTCATGAGCAGCGACTCCGCCTCACCAACACCTTCGTCGTCATCGTCACGAATCAGATCGCGGGCATCTTTCAACGCCAACGACGTCGCCCGATGCAGATTCAACAGGTCACCAGTAGGAGCCCGGTCGAGTGTGTGCTCGTTGTAGTCGTTCTCTTTTCCGCCGAAGTTGAACGCGAGGAACGGCTGATCGATCGCCACCAGATGATCAGCAGCCTTCGACATGAGTTCTTCGATCAACTCAACACGACGAGCCTTCATATCCATCTGCCGTGCAGCAACAGCAGCAGCCGTCGGACCACGATCGAAAGTGAGTTCTTCCTCCTGCGCGATCGCCGTAACTGTCGACGGTGCGATCTTCAACTCGCGAGCGACAGCGTTCCGAGCCATGCCGCCTCTGATGAGCTCAATGGCGCGCGCGCGTGTAGCGGGTTCGACTGGTCGACCTTGAGCCATGGTCATCACCTCTTGCGTCGCCTGGACGCGTTCGGATGAGGCTCAGCCTCGGGGGTTGTAGTGTTCGGCAGGCTTTCGCAGGTAACACCTCACCCGAGAAAGGTAACGGGTGGTGCTCGAAGCTGGTGTCCTTCGCCTGTGATTCCATTCAGCGTTGACGTTGGCCTGCCGAAGTGTGTGATCCCGGCCCGACTTACACGGGCAGCAACCAGACCGGAGAGCGACTCACGGGGATAGGCGGGATAGATGTTCCCAGCACTCTCGCGGCTTGGCCGCTCTGGGCGGCGTTGGGGTGTCCACGGTGCGGGAAGTGGTTGCACGAAAAAGGCCCCCAACCGAAGTCGAGGGCCCTTTCATGAAGTTCTTGCTGCACCTGTTTTTTACAGACTAGTGCAGTGCTCTCCCATTATGGCACATCAGAATGACAACGATGTAGTTCGTCGGCGTGTCATGCGATCGTGTCCATGTCGATCTTGGGGTTGTCGAGTTCCCATGCGAATGAACGTACGCCGGCGGATCCGGTTGCTCTCCATCCGCAGCATCCACATTCGACGGCGCTCTGTTCGAGGCCTCCTTGTCCGTCTGGGCGGTAGGTGGCGGTGAGGGTGACGCGTTTCTCTTTGTCGTACCAGCGTCCGCCTTTACCTGTGAGTCCGGAATTGAGTACTTTCTCGAACCAGTCGAATCCGCATTCTGGGCAGGGGTAGGGCTGTTTGGTAGTGCTGTTGATGAGTTCGAGGATGATTGGGGCTGTAATTTTTGCTTCGATGCGTGTCTCCCACTCTCCCCACATGTCTGACCAGCGGTCGATGTCGGTTTCGTCGGCGGTGACCATGAACGCGGTGTACCAGGTGCGGAGGTTTTGTTCTGGTGTGAGGTGTGGCACTTTGTCGGAGATTTTGTGGAGTTCGGTGAGGATGAGTGCTTCGAGGGTGTCGTATTGCTCGAGTGCGTCGGTGTCGAATGGGACTTTGGAGTTTGATGCGGCGAGGCCGTTGCCTCCGGTGAGGGTGGATGCGATCGCGTCTCTGAGGAGCAGGATGAGTGGGTCGCGTCTTACCCAGCGTGGGCGTCCTTCGATGTTGGCCCGGTATGGGTGTTCTATGGTGAGTCGGTCTACGACGTCGAGCAGAGTGTCGGTCATGGTGTCTCCTGGTCGTGTTCGTTCTGCAGGTCGGTGATGCGTTGTTCCCATGTGGTGCGGCCTTCACGGAGACCGTCTATGCGGTTGGTGAGGTCGCGTCCGTGTTCGGTGCGGCGTTGTTCTCGGTTCATGGCTTCGAATTCTTCGATTTGGGCGATGAATTGGGCAAGGATGTAGCGGGCGGTGGAGAGTTGCTCTTTGATGGGTCGGCCGGTGTTCATGGTGTGCGCTCCGTCTCTGTAGTGCCGGGGTGGCTGTGGTCTATGTGCATCTGTGCGTGAATCTGCACGAGGCCCGCGTCTGATTCCTCGAATGCTGTCCCGTATAGGCAGATGTCACACCACCATTCGAGACGATCAACTTTTACGGTCATGGTGTGCCTTTCGTGTCGGTGGTGGGCTTCACGACTTCCCACTTGCGCTTGACCCCTGCACGGAATTCGTCCGAAATTGGTTCGCCGCGGTGCGTGACGTGATCCCAAAACGGTTTTCCGCACATATCGCAGGAAGAGAACGCCTGCCCCACCCAATGGAAGTCAGTGCATGTTGGCCGTTCAGGCTCTACAGGGGCGGGTGTGCTCGGTTCTGACACGAGGGCGGCGTACGGGTTGTCGTGCGGGTGCTCATCAGCGCCGGGATCGGATGATAGCCCTCTCGACCAGTGCGCTTCGTCACCCTGACCGGCTTCGTAACCCTCATCCCATGCCTTCGCTGCAACCTCCCGGTCGTGGGCAGCAAGCATCCCGGTAAAGTCATGTCGTCCGCACTTTGAACACTCGATAATCCAGATCGGCGCGTGGGGTTCGTGGCTGCTCACCCAGTGGTGTTCGCCCTCCTCGCACACGAATGCCACTGCTGGCTCGTCACTGTTTGTGTTCATGATCGGGAGCCTCCTCCAGTTGTTTGCGGATAATCACGTCGGCTGAGCGCTGCTAACTGCTGATTTTGCTTGCGCCTGTGCTCGACAGCACGCTCAGTGTCATCAGGAAGCATGTCCCCCGCATACTTCAGAACCTCCCGAATTCGAACAGTCGCGCGCATGCCAGTGATGTAGCACTCCGCCAACTCGTTCACGGCTTTAGACCGGATGATCTGAAAGACCTCATCCGGTAAAGCATCCATCCACCCCTGTGCCTCTGCGCGACTCCGTCCCCGGTGCTCAAGGCTGCGGACGACATCCTCACGCTGCCAATCAAGCCACTGCTTCTCGTCATCACTCAGCATGCTCAACGCCTCCGATCAGACAGCGACATGATGCCAACAATGGCAAAACAGATAAGAGCAATCAGGAAGAACTCCATCACTCACCACCACCCAGAGCAGCCTCAAGAGCAGAACGGACAAAGGCGTGAATCCCCTCGGCTTGGATATCCACTTCTGCCCATTCATCCCAAGTGACATACATCGTGCGGCCTGCACGGTTCACCATCTCGTCAGTCACCTCTACCTGTACCGGCCGAGAAGTGCGCTCAAACGCATCAGCCAAACGATGCACCACGCTCGGCCCGTGCAGAGAACACCCACGGCAACCTGCAACCACCCGGGCTTCTGCGACCAACTCCCGGTCAGCTTCGGATAGTGCAGCCTCAACCTTGAGGGAAGATTGCCACTCAGCACGAACCCGCTTAGCATCCTCGTAAACCGCGTCGTGCACATCCTCCGATGTGTTGTCGAGCGCGATCTGCGTCAAACGGTCTAGCGCTTCAACTGCTTTAGCGCGTGCTTCGTCTATGATGCTCATGAGTCCTCCAAAATGTCGGAATTTTCGTAGTCGTCGGACATGGCCGCTAGCGCGAGAATCTGCCCGAGGATTTCGGCGGTTGGCATATTGCTGAACTGCGAGCGAACGAGAATTCTCACGGGGTCATCCCTTCTTGGCATTCCTTGCAGCGGACGCGGATCGTTTCGCCCTCCCACGAATCCGGACCAGAATCATCGAATAGTTCCGTGTAGGCCCCTCCGGTGTAGATCGACTCCCGAGAGGTGCACCCTTCCGTGGTGCAGGCGACGTAGATGTAGTGACTGCTCACGAGGACACCTCCGTTGAAGGCTCTACCGGGACCGGGAGTCGGAAACCCGCCGCGATCAGATGACGCGCATAAGTCGCCAGCGTCACAGCGCACTGGCTACAGCCGTCCTGCCCGTAACCGCCCTCGTAGCCGCATTCGCCGCAGTACGCGCCAGCGTTGTTCAGTATCCGCATGACCTCCGCCGACTGTTCGTTCTCGGTCGGTGCGGTGACAGACTCCAAAGCGGCAAGATCACCAGCAAGGTTATTTGCCTGATCCTCCGCTAACCGAAGCTCACGCTCTGACGACTCCAAAGCATCCGCCAACCGGTTCGCGATGTGGTCGAACGGTAGGTGTCCATAGATTGCCCGCGCTTCCGCAATCAGGTCGGTGATAGAAACATCAGACATCTTGTCTCGGTCAATCTCTGGGTTGTTCATCGCTTCTTTCCTGTCTTGTTATGGCACCGGCATGCATCACGATGCCCTGCCGGAATCTGGTCACGCACTGTCGAATGCCCGTACTGGGTCCAACAACAACTGCGCTTGCACTGCCCAATAGAGACATCAGGCTTTCTGTTATTTCCATGCACCCGATCGGTGCCATTTAGGATCGCCATTATCAGAACGGGGTTTCGTCGGAGTAGCCGCCGGGAGTGTTCCAAACGTCCCCTGTGGCCTCAGGACTTGCCGGGGGAGTCATAGCCCACGGTTCGCCAGTTGTCGCGCCTACGGTGCCGCCACGGTTCTCCTGACCCCGCTTCGGTCGCCGTGCCACCTTCGCAATTGTCGGATTGCCCAGCTTGATCTTCGCCCCGGGTGTTCCGTCGCGCTTCGTGAATACGTCTAATTCAGGGGTTCCGGTGATCGTGACGAGAGTGCCCTTCTCAACCAATTGGGTAACAACATCTGCGTGTTCATTCCAGAACGAAGATTCGTACCAGACGGTTTCGCCGGAATCCTCCCACTTGCCGTCGACCTGCTTCTGTGGTGTCACCGGGACCGTGACCGCAACTACACGGTGAGCTCCTGCGTCCCGATATTCGAGATCGTTCGAGATGAAACCCTCGATTACTAGTGTTGCTTTTGCCATGACTAATGTGCTCTTTTCTGGGCTTCGATAACCCGTTGTGCGATCTCAATCTCCGACGCGGTGAACATTCGTTCGACCGCGACTTGACGTTCAACTTTTGCTTTTTGTCGCAGGAATATCTGCCGTTTGCGTTCCGTTTTCGAGAACGTGCGCTCCCGATCACGAAGAACTTTTGACGGCGTGAGCGTCGATAACCAAGCGGTGAATGCTGCATCCGCAGGACCCTCGACGTACGTCATGACGCACCCCCGTTGATCAGTTCGGCCATTGCCGCCGTTTGCGAGACAACCGGGAAACGTTCATGGAACCGGGCAATCAATTGCTGAGCCATCGACGCCACCATTTCCGGTGTTGTGCCGCACATCCCAGGTAAAGAGTTCGGCCACACCGCGAGATTGTGAAAGTCAGGGTGTTGCATCTGCTCATCCGACCAATCCGCTGGACCCAAATACAGGATCAGCCAGCCCTCACCATTTGGGCAGGCGAACCAACGGCACCCGTACGGCGGAGTTGGCATGAAATCTGCACCCATCACGCCACCGCCGACCGGGATGATTTGACACCACTGTTGAACGGCTCACTGTGACCCTGTGGATAACTTCTGGATTTCGGGAGCGAATCTTCTTTAGAAGATGTAGATGTAGCTGTAGTTGTATCTGTAGCTGTAGTAGGCGCGGTCATGGGAGCGACCGGCGTTTCGTCTGAGCCTTGCCCGTAACCTTGCCCATACGCCGTGCTAAACGTCCATTCCAAGTCGGTCACAGTCTCGGTCACAGCCGTCGCAGGTTGCTTCAAAAGTGTCTTCATCTGCGGCTTCTCCCACGCCGCCAAATCCGGGTTCTCACGCTTGAACCGTTGAATCTCAAACACGATCACCGCCCTGATTTTGTTTGACGCGACCGACGCATAAGCCAGCGCCGCCGACACCGCCAAACGTGGTTGCCTGAGCACACCGTCATGACGCAGATACCCGCGAACCATGAATTCATCCGTGGACTGATCGAAGACAACCCAATGCGCGTCGGACAGTTCCTGCGCCGCGATCATTACCTGATCGGCGGTCTGCTCACGGGTCATCGCGGCAAGCCTCCCGGGGTGGAAGTTGCCGACACCGCAGTAGTC